CACAGACACACAGACACACAGACTACCAGACCCACATGATGTCCCCACGAACGCACACATACGGCATAACGGTTAAGCACAGAGGCAAGCAGTACGACATGGGGGCGGCGTGTTTGCCTACAGAAGACGGGAAGGGGTTTGAGATGAGGGTTGTGGTGCGAAGCCCTGTTCCGAAGAAGAATCTCCCGGTGGTGATTAACAAGGTGTGGGAGAGGTGGCTGCTGGAGGTCAGGAGTGACTACACTTCATTGGCTGTGGGTCATCCTGGCAGCAGACTGTCCTCTGGGCCAAGTCGGCTTCCTTAAGGGCTTTTTGAATACTTTTCAGCTTTCTTGTTTGTTCAGCTTTCTGTTCCTGGTGCCATCTCATTGGGGGTTTAGTCGTCTCTGACATAGTAGAGAGAGTATATCAGGACAAAAGGCGAACCCAACAAATCTCCTATCTTTTCTCATTATTCGGTTCGGTTGCATTTCCCTCATACTTGTGGAACAGCCTTCGGATGGTGTACCCGCGCATAAACGCGACAACAGCCAGCACCAGGCTCATGGCGGCATTCTCGTTCATCTGGATTTGGTATCCCATCCAATGCAGCAGGGCGTACACCAGCCCCAGGTTGATGACATAGCCAACGACAACATTGGTGGCGGATTCAGCCGCGTGTTTCACTCTTTCTCGTCAAACCACCCCAGCGCAGAAAGTTCTTCCGTGTAGAGGTAGAACCATAAATCCATCACTTCATCCTGGGCTGAATGTATTCGTTCCAGCGTAGCCATGCGTGATAGTCCCTTTGTTCCGTCCGAGTTATGTTCGCGGATACCAGCATTAAACTTTTTTGCTGCGCGTAGTTGAAACTCGAACAACGCTTTATCTCTTATTTGTTCATCAGTCATAATTCAGTTGCTCGAAGGCGCAGCATAAGTTTTCTCGTTTCTTTGCTGGGCTTAAAAGCGATCTTGTAGGTTTCCTCAACAGCAGGGAGATTGCTCTGCATTTTCCTTGGAGTGAAGGAGCCTAGATTGTCAAAGATGACCCTCTTCTTTTCTAGGAGCAGATTTACAATTTCGCGGGGGATAGCGTAGTACACGGCAAGAACCTGTTCCCTGGTCATGCCAAGATCCTTGGCAATGTCCCTACACCTGGAAGCGAAATAAACGCTAGTGATTGTCTTCTTCGGAGACTTCACCGGGGCGGGGGTGGCGGATGCCTTCATCTTTGTTCAGGAGATATTTGTTGTTGACCAGGACTTGCTCTACGGCGTGGGCGTCGTTGTAACACTCAATACAAATGTCGCCCCCCACGGCATAGTCTCGGTATTGGAGCTTGCGTCGCTTGGAGCAAGACCAGCACTTACCGACCTTGCCTCGGACGGTCTTCGGGAGAAGGCGGATGCTAGTTTTCTTCATCACATCAATGCCTTTCGTATGAAGCTGGACGAGAGGGGTTTCCCTGTTTCGTCCTGTAGGTTTCCGGCGTCAATGAGGGTTTCAATGCCTCCGTCGAAAAAGAAGGAGAGCAGGGATTTAATTTCAGATAGGTTTTCCAAGGTTTTAGGTAGTTGCTTTTTAAGGGTTATGTGGCCGGGGACTTCTCCGAGAACGATAAAGCCCCTTGACCTACAGAGATTGTAGTCGTCAACAGCCGTTTCGATGACGGTGCAGAGGAGCCTCTTGACTGCGTACTCATCAAAAAACTGGGGATTTAGGAATGAATTTTGTGTACTCTGATAAAAAGTCAAAATGAGCCTCCAGCCCTGGCTGACCATTCCGATTTTTAGCCACCAGACAATTTAGCTGCGGTTCTTCCGCTCGGCTTGTCTCCTCTATTTTTCCTTCATAAATAAAAAGACAACAATCGGCATCCTGTTCGATTGAACCAGAGTCACGCAAATCCGACAAGCGAGGCTTTCTGGTGGTTGATCCCCCAGCTTTTTCGTAGTCCCGATTAAGCTGCGCCAACGCCAGGACAGGTATGTCGAGTTCTTGGGCCATGATCTTCAGCCCCCGGCTAATTTCAGAGACTACCTCATATTTCCCAAGCTTCTTTGATTCCCTTGTTCCGGCGATAAGCTGAAGGTAGTCCACCACGATAAGCCTGACTCCGTAGTTTTTGACGTACCGACGAGCTTCAGATCGTATCATGTTGATGGTTATATCGGTTCGCTCGTTCACATAAAGGGGCAGCGCATTCAGTTTTGCTGCTTTCCCTAGCTTCACGAAGTCCATCTTGGTCATCTGACCCTTGTGAACCTCCGTCATGTCTATCTCGGCATAAGCAGCCATAAGCCGCTTGGCCAACTCTTCCTTCTGCATTTCCAGGGAAAAAATTGCCACGGGCGTACCTGTCTGGGTTACATTGAGGGTAATCCCAAGGCCCATTGCCGTTTTTCCCACACCCGGTCTACCGGCCAAGACGTATAAAGCGCCGTTACGAAGGCCGCCAAGGGCGTTATCAAGATTGCCCCAGCCGGTTGGGATACCCCACGGAGTTTCCGTCTTATTGTGGAACCTCTCCTCGATGGTGCTGATAACCTCGATGATGGATTCCTTAATTGTTTCGTCCTTTTCGCGGGATACATGGTCGCTAATGTCGAGGATGAAAGACTGGAGATCAGAGAGGGTTTCGTCGATTTGGTCTACACTTGCCCCTGTGACGCGATTTAAGGCGTTTTCCAGCTTGGCCTTTGTCTGCCTTCGGATTCGGTAGGAAAATAGCTCTGTGAGCCAATATGAGGCATTATGGGCCGTTGGGGCTTGGTCTTCCCATGCTGTTAATGCGGTTGCCCCTCCCACCTTGTCCAGAACCTTCTTGGATCGCAGTTCGTAGATAACCTTGGAAGTGTCCACTTCCTCGTTTCGTTCGTGGAGTTCCTCAATAGTTCGATAAACCTCGTGGTGGCGCAGATCGTAGAACCAAGTACCATCTACTCCGGCGCTGACACACTCCTCAATGCCGCCCAGGAGGCAGCACCCAAGCAGCCCTCTTTCAGCTTCTAGATTCTTCAAGTTTTCCATTGTTCCTTATTTCATTCATTTTTGTTCTTATCCCTTTGGCCATAACAGGGTCTTGCCTGTAAGCCGCCTCGTACTCCTTCTGGAGCCTAGCCAGTTCAATGCCTTTCCAGTTCTTGGCCCACTCCAAATTTCTATCAAAGTTGCTTTCCCTAAATATTCCGATAGGCGTTAACCACTTTCCCTCGTTCTCTGTGCCTTTCAGCTCCCTTACTTTGTGGTCTATGACGAGAATCATCTCCTCTTTGGTGCGGCCCTCACGGAGTCTTCCTCTTATTTCCTTTAGGTTGGAATCGCTCTTGTATCCCTTGTCGGCCCGTTCATTGAACTCCAGTAAAATTTCTCTGGCGAGCGGAGTAAGTTTTTCTGTTTCCGTAGAGGCTGGTTTTGGTTTCTTTTTGCATTCTAACTTTCTTCTTTCTTCTTTCTTCTTGTTAGTGTCCCCATTCGTGTCCCCACTCGTGTCCCCACTCGTGTCCCCATTCGCGTCTGAATGTATTTGATACGACGACCAGTTTAGCACCGTGTATATTGTCTTTCTGTTGATATTTTCGCGTCGCAGCATATTATCAGCCTCCATTATGCTTAAAATACGGTTGATTGTGTCCTTACCAACCTCGAAGAAGTTGGCGATCTTACGGCAACTGGTGATGAGTTCGCCGGGGTTTAGAACCCGGTTCTCCCCACCGATCCGCATGGTGTACGGCTTGTGGGTTGCCCGCAGCAATAGATAGTTCCAAGTCGCCAACCAGAGAGGATTGGAGGCGTTTGGATTATCCAGAGTTTTGCGGAATAATTTGACAAACCCCTGGCTCACCGTCTCCTTCTGAACCTGTCCCAAACGCTGCGACGTTGTGGACAATCTTCGGGGTTTTTCTTGGCGCGAGCCTTTGCGCTGTCTAGCTCTTTTCTAGTCCACATCACGGGAAAGTCCTTGCCGGATTCCGAGAGTATGGTGGTGAAGTAGAACTTGTTGGCCCCCATTCGGGCGTCCTTGTTCTTTACTTTGATTATTTCTCCTTTGTTTATCTTCATATCTGTACCTCAAAAACAAGAAGGCCAGGGTGTTTCATGGGATGCAACCAAGTGGAGGAAGAAAGCTAAAAACAACCTCCACCAAAACCATCCGTCCGTAGTTCTCTTACGACACCATAGCCCTGACCTCCTTTTTTTTATCAATCAACCATGACAACGACACACCGCACACGCGGGGCCGAAAGTAAAAAGGCCAACCCTGGCACTCACCAGGGAATACGGGGCTATTCCCGCATTTGGTTTTACGGCCAATCTTGGGATGTTGCCCAGCCCAAATTGTAAATCTGCCTTCACTTTGATTTCTTTGTTTTCGCTTTTCGCTCCATTAGTTTCTTGGCCAGTTCCTCGTCAAACGGCCTAGCCCCAACGGCTGCTGCCTCAAGTTCGCTTCTTGTCACGTTTTTTTTTCAAGGATTTCTGCCGAATATTTCAGCCAAAACTTCTTTTTCTCTTCTCTTTCCCTGGCGTATTCAAGATATGCGCTCTTATATTTTTTGTCGCCCCCCTTGGGCCAACTCGCCATGTACTCATCCCAGTCAGTCATCCTTTCCGGCCCCGTCTTCTAGGTGTTTTACATATTCTCGGCAGTTCAGCCCGTAGTGGTACAGCCGTTCATATAGGTCTGCTGCCCACTCGTCGAGCTTCTTAAACCCTGCCGCCTCTGCTGCCCTGCCGCAATGGGAGGACTCCTTTGTATTATGCCACGGGAACTCTGGTTTTTTCATACTCCGCAATATCCATCACACTCATCGAGAAAACTTAATTGTCCTCTGTCAATGTCATTGGAAAAATCAACATCCTCAAGGGGCGTCCCGCTCTGGTGAAGATACAGCTTCGAGGTTGAGTTTGAAATCCCGCCCCGAATCAGCCTGTCGATCCTGATCGCCTCATCCCAGCCCTCTTTGTCTTTCATCTTTATCTTTCTCCACGCCGTATCGTCGTGGTATGGACAATAGACACAGGCGGACCGGGGCGGTTCCGGGTATCCATTCTTCTTCATCCACTCCAGACAGTCACCGCGCCTCATCTTCTTCTCAACCAGGGGATAGCGGAAATCCATCCACTTATCCTTGCTAACCCTCATTCTGGTCATTTCATCAAGGGAAATCCCGATCCATTGAGAGCATCTCATTTCTTCCTTCACCCGCTGTCCGCGCTTTAACCCAAACATTTCACGAACCTTTTTCTTGATGGGGTTGATTTTGTATTCGGTTGTGCATACGCGGCTTAAAATCCCTATTTCACCGTTGTTATTGGTGTAAAGGGGCGGGTTTCCTATCCTGCTCCCGGTTTCCACCGAATTTTCGATTGCCTTTGTCAGCCCCTCCTTGTGTTTGACCCTGTAGACAGGGAACGGAAGCTCTTCCTCAAGGTAGGATAGGAAGGAGTAGACGCTCTCCGGCTCGCCGCCTGTGTCAGCGAATATACAAGCATCCACGGTTGGCTCCAGTTCTCCCCTGGCAGCCATTAAAGCCATCACCGAAGACTGCACCCCGGCCCCAAGTGAAATCACGTTCAGCATAGGTGATCCCCCCGTAACATTCTGAAAAATGTGTCTGCCGTCATGGCCACCATCCAAGGATGCCTGTCCTTGTGCATTGCTGCGATTGCAAACTGTCCCGCTCTCATGTCCCGCTCGGCCTGGTCAACGGCATCCCACAGGTGGGGACGCTTGCCAGCCTTAACCTCGAAGTGGAACAGCGGGAGGGACTCGCAGATAACATCAGGGGAGTCTTCCCCACCCCGAAACTGCTGGCCTCTCCGGGCCGGATAGCCCTCGTTTGTGCAGATCGAGGCCCACTTGCGCTCATTCGCCTTCCCTTTTTGTCGGCTATTTATCGGCATCGGTATCAACATCTTCGTAGATGGTATATGTGGGGGTCAGGAGACTAACCCGTATAACTTCAAGCTCCTGTGCAATCTCGGCTTTGGTCATGTCCTCCATTCTTCCTTGAATGCCGGAAATGGCTTTCGCTGCAAAGTCAATAAGTTCAACTGCGTTCATCAAAGCTGTGGAGTTGGGATTGTTCCAGTATGTAGGAGTGCTGACCGTTAAAAAGCCTGTAGTTTGCTTTCAGGAAAACCTCTGTCTCGTGGGCATACCCGATTACTCTGAACACGGGCATTTTCCCCACCACAAGGACGTAAAGGCCAGTTCCGCTTTCCTTCTTGTTCGGGGGAACGATCAGCCTCCCCGTCTCATAAGTTGTCGTCTTGATGTCAGCCGTGCAGTTCCACGGGGCTGGCATAGTGCAATCAGCCCCAAGGGACTGTGGCCCAATTGTGAAGTCGGCGTGTATGTTCTGTGACTTGCAGAAGGCCAATTCAGCAGCAAACCCGATAACGTCCGTCTTCACATCTGACTGGGGGCCAACCTTCTTGTTGGCGACACCTGACGCCCTGGCCGTGGTGGCTCGCATTGTGCCAATCACCGTGGCTATGGCGACCTCCCCGTTGTTTAAGGTAACTTCCATACCAAGTTAAAACCCTGCTTCCCACGCATACCCGTTCCATCTCGCTGCCCCATGACCACACCAGTTTCGATGGAGGGGCTTTGGAAAAACTTTATAGTGACATTCATATTTCATGGGGTCTGGGGTTGGGCTTTTCTGTTCCTGCTTCTCGCTTTCGCTAACAAGGAGAGGAGCCGCTTCACCTTGTTCGTCTTCAATCTCTCTAATTTCCTTTTCAAGCTCGCGCGTTTTTTTTTCAGATGTTTGTTTTGCTCGGCCAAGTCCCCGAGTTTCATTGCCTCAAGCCGCTTTAACTTTGGCTCCAAGTCGTGCAGCCGCTCCTCTGCCTCCACAAGTTTCGTGCAGTAGGATTTGTAGGTGGTAATCGGCATCACGCAAAGGCGGTTGCTCATCAGCCATAGATTGATTTCTTCTTTGCTAATCATAAGCTGTCACTCAAGACTGTCCATGCTTTTGCTGCGGTTGCGGGGACAACACCATTTCCGAGGAGTCGCAACCTGTCCACTCTGGAGGCAGTTGTGTCCACCCGACTGGCACACCCATCAGTTGCTCGACCCAGTTGCTGTTCAGCTTGCCGCCCCATTGTTTCTTCGCTTCCTCCACCAGAACCTTCCCGCCCGTTCCAGGTTTCCGGCTGCCCGGATTCCCCGCTCTTGGGGTCGGCCACAGTTCTTGGCTGTTCCCAGTCGAATTGTGGTCCGGGTCCGGCGGGGAATCGTTGTGGTAAACTGCACGGGCCAACTGAACCACCCGATTCCGCACCGTCCCGTCCGGGTTCTTTCCGTTGTACATCCACTCGCCCGGATTGTCCTTCCAATCCCGCGCACTTGCCGTTGGCCACATCGCTACCTGGTGGCACAATTCCTTTTGTTTTCTGTTGATTGCAGGATTCCCTGCGCTGTTGTTTGAATCGTGTGGGGCTGGACATATTGGAGTCAGCCATGATGAAGACCCGCTTGCGCTGGTGCGGCGCGCCGACTTCAGCCGCGCTGAATATGCCCCACGCTGTTCGATAACCATCTTCTTCCAGATCGCTGATGACTGTGGCGAGTCCAAGCGTGATATGCCCTTCGACGTTTTCGAGGAAGACCCTGGCTGGTCGAATAACTCGAATTGCTCGACGGAAAAACGGCCAGAGATGCCTGGGGTCTTCTTCCCCTTGTCGTTTTCCTGCGGCTGAAAAAGGTTGACACGGGTAGCCGCCAGAGAGGATGTCCACCAGCCCACGAAACGGTTCTGCGTTGAAGGTTTTAATGTCCGTCCACACAGGCGCTTGATCCAGCAGCCCCTCTTCCATCTTTGCAACCAAGTTTGCGACCGCGAAGGCTTCGATCTCCACATAAGCGACTGTTCGGCAACCCGCGAGAACTCGCCCGAGTCCAAGGTCGATTCCTCCGTATCCGGCGCAAATGCTGAGATGATTGATTTGGGGAGTATCCACATTATTTGAAGCCAAACCCTGCCCCCGGCGAACTGCTTAACAACATACGCCTCTGAAGAGGAGGGCTTGAAGTGGGGGCAGGGTAAATCATTGTTTCTCTATGATTTCCTCAAGCTCATTGATGGTATGAAGGCAATCCCGAACGAAGAGTTCTGCCTCCGCCGAGGCGTTTACTGCATCGGAGAACCCCTTACGGTGCATCTTTATCAGGTCGTGGGCGTTTTCGTGCCGCACGTTCACGCACCCGCTCGTGGGGATGAGCAAGAGCGTCAGCAATAGCATCGTCCACAAGGCTGTCCTTGCGGTTCCTCCTTGACGCGGCTGTTGCTGCCTTGATGTTCCGTTCGAGTAATTCACCGATTTTACGCAACGCAGGGATTGCCTTCAAAAGTGCTATCAACCAACTCATACGAATATGTCGTCGTCCTTCTTCTTTCCACCATTACTGGTGAAACCGCATCTGGAAATGTTCACGACGAACTTGCTCCTTTTTTCGCCGTCCTTTTCCCACCGCTCTTCCTTTAACGACCCCATGATCCATATTTCCTTCCCCTTTTCAAAGTGTTTTTGAAGGAACTCCGCCTTTTCGGCCCATGCTTTGCAAGTGACGAAGGTTGGGTTGTCCACCCATTGGTCGCCCTCTTTCCGGCTTCCCGAAACGGCCAGGCGAATGCTCGTCACCGCGCTGTTGGGGGTTTGGTTTGTCTCTGGATCGGCACACAGCCGACCTACTAGGTTAATACTGTTCATTTTATCGTTCGTTTTTTTGTTATTAGTCTATAGTACGGTTCTCCCCGCCTCATAATTGATTGAGCGGGAAAGTCTTCGCCTTTGAATAAGGCTCTAAATTTTGATGGGGACAGGGAACAGGCTTCCAGCATCTTGTCCTTGGCCTTGGATTCGCTTCCACACATTTCTGTCAAGGCATCTCTGCACATTGCCCATGCGTCCTTGATATGGGGGGCTTTCTCCTTGCCCTTGACCTTTGTGTAGGAAAAACCGGGAAGCTCCCCGCCATCTGCTATATGGGCAACGGTGATTTCGTGGATTTTTTTACCCCAGGCATTGAACAAATCCCTCAATTGATTTGCTTTGGCCAGGTCTTCTGGTGATGTAAAGTTGGTGGGAAGCCCAGCGCGAACCACCTCAACAAGCTCATGGTTGACCGCTTCGCAGGAGGTCAGGTTTTGGCAATACTGACAGTTCTTGTTGGCGCAAGGGGTAGGGTTGGGGGCCAGCCGCTTTGCTATGATCTCCATGACAAGGGCTTTCGCTAGGCTGTAGGTCGTTTCCCAGCGATAAGTGCGTCGCTGATCCTCCCAGATTAAATGCAGGGTGGCCGTGTCTGTATCCTCCAGCGTCTGCTCAACATCTGGAAACTGGCCATCGTCCCCATCTTCCCCCGTAGCGCCGCCAACAGGCAGCGTTGATTCCTTTGCCATGTCGAGAAGGGCAAGGCAGTAGCCCTCCTGCTGTGCCAGGTGGTCCGGGTCAGAACCCCACCCTGTCTTGAGGTCAAAAACATGGAGGTGTCCATCGACGCTTGCCCATGCGTCCACATAGCCAAAGTACATATCCTTGTACTCCGCCTTGGTTTCGACAAACACGAAACTGCTGCCGACCACGCTATTTATGTAGTCAATCGAGAAGGCTCCAGCCTCGTCAAGCTCGGCAATTTCGAGTTTGTCATCAACGGTAGCACCTCGATGTTGGTCAAACCCAAGTCTATGGTTTCGCATGGCTAGGTTGGCCTCGAACACCTCATGCCGCTGGGTTCCTCGCTCGGCAGCATCACTTGTTCCCAACCTATTAACAAAGGCAGGGCAAAGCTCCCACTTGGGGAAGTTGCTAGGGCTGCGAGGGTGATGCTCCCTCTCTCTGTGTTCAGTTTTGGGCATTTTTCTCCATGTGCTTCTTGACGGAAGCGCGGACTTTGGCGTCCTTCAGTAGCAACTCTGCCCTTTTCCGATCCAGCAGTCCGTCAGCGGCGTCGATGAGAAATTGCCTCTGAAGAAAATGTTCTAAATTCCCAAGCTCTGGCATAACGCCTCCAGGTTGTTCTTTATTTTGGTCATGGTGGCATCTGGAACGTCGCGCCAGGTGCTTCCCTTGCTTATTATGCCTTTTTTAAGGTAAAAATTTGTCACCTTGCCCTCGTTCGTGCCGAACCTGGTTTCAAGCCTGATTAGCCAAGCTGGCTTTTGTGTGGGTATGGGTGCTTTAGGCTTACTATCACTCCCCTTTGTGTCGGTGGTAAGTCGGGCCTCACCCACGGCAAGAGCATCCTGCCTTTCAATGGCCACTTCCATCTCCTCACGGCTGGGTCTGGCAGCCTTCGGATCTTGGAACCTTGAATTGGCTATGGCTCTCCCGATTGCGCTGGTTTCAGCCACCTCAACCCAGTTAGTCCTGTTGGCGTTGCGATCTTTGTCCTTCCAGTCCATCGCAATGCCTGTGGCCAGGAGAGAGTCGCCATCCCAGAGGCTTGCCTTGATAACCACGCGGCTGAAGTCGTCGCTGTGGTTAAGTATTTCCGTTGTAATTCTCCCTCTGTCTACAGCTTTCCAGAAACGCGGGAGTCGATCTTTTACCTCTTCGTAGTTGCTTAATCTGTTCATGTTTTGCCCTCGAAGAAGGCAAGATAAAAAAACTAAAAAGCGAACGCAACACTTTTTTCCCGAAAGAGACGGAAAAGTTAGAAATCGTATTCTAGTATCTTCCAGGCGTCCTCAAATTTTGTCCACTTTCCCTCCTCATCGTAAATTTTTATGGTGTAGGTTTTTATCTCCTTGAATGGAATGATCCAGAACCGAAGAGAGTCAAGGGCTACGCAAACAAAGAAATCAGCCTCTCCCTTGGAGTATTTTTTCTTCAGGCCAAGCCCTTTGCTCGTGCCGAAGTGGTAATGAGGGGACTTTTTGGGGTAATGATGTTGCTCAAGTGTGGCCTTAATCTGAAGACGCAAAAACCTGTCCCCCTTGGCGACCAGGAGGTCAAAAGGGGTACTGTCGCTTAAAGGGTGTGCTACGCTCCAACCGTTCGCTATCAACTTCTCCGCTACAAGCAGCTCACCCCGCTGCCCGGTGGAGCGCACGGGTTAACTGGCTGCGTCCTCCGCTTTTTTCACGCCATGACGCAGAAATGCAGCTAACACGCTGGTTACTACAATCTGAAGCATCGCGCCTAATTCAACTTCGCCGGTAAAATAACCGCCGACGGCTCCCAATGCGGCTGTTACTGCCGCCCATACTGTTTTACTTTTAAGCATTGTTTTTAGTTTTCAGGTGCTTGATCTTGATGATGATATAGACAAGTGTAGCCAGCGAAACGCAGCATTTCAGGGCGAGGTCGATTTCCACCCACCAATTCCCTATGCCTACTGCGGCGCTTGCAAATACTTTTATGTCATCAATTAGACTCAGGCTTTTCCTCTTCTTTCGGCATTTCAATCGGCGGATTATTGGCCGGTTCCTGTGCTAACCCGAAATGTTGGGCTAGGATCTGCACAGCCTGATCCCTTTGTCGGCCATTGGGGCCGTTAATGAGAGCCTGGTCTGCAATCTGGGCTAATATCTGCACCGCCGTTTTCAACTGTTCGTTATTTTCGTCCATTGTTCTGTTTTTTCTGCTTTGCCTGTTGGCTTCTTAATTCTAGGGTAACTGAAGAACCTTTCAAGCTACTTTTTTAGCCGCTCTCTTCCTCTCCATCCTCCGCTGGCTCTGGCTCTGGCTCTGGTTCTGGCACAGGCGGCTCAACTGGCGGATCGGGTGGTGGCTTCGGCGCAGCAGGGCTACCCTCCGCTGGCTCAACCGTTGTGTCCACCACCACTTCGGGGGCTACCCAATCTGGCGCGGGGATGGCCCTAGCCTTGTCAGCCTCCACTTGGGAATCAAGGTTGGCTATCCACCCATTGTCGGCAGCCATCTGACTGACCACGGCGGCTGCCTTGTTTTTCCAAGTGCTGACCGCTGGACACTTACTCATGTCCTCTGGACGCCAAACTCCGTCAACATAACCCGGCCAACGAGCGTCCTCTGCGGCGTTCTCGTCCCGTGCCTGTAACCCGATCACTACCTCGCAGACTTTACCCGCGTGGGAGTGTCCCTCTGGATGCACTAATGGCTCCAGCCTTACGCATCTGTATATGTTTCCCATAATTTATTTCCTTTTTCTCGCACAATTATCACATAAAAGTTCCATTCTACCGTCAACAATAATCCACATCAACTCAATCTCCTCATAGGCCATCTTGCATTTGGCACACACTACACCCATCTCTGAGCCTCCTTTACCTCGCTCAACACGCCCGTTGCTGATTTAACCCAGCTACCCATAAACAAATGCACCGCCGTTGGGTTGGCTGGCTTCCTTCTCTGTGGGCTTCGGCCCGGAAAATGATGCCACTTGTTCCCATAGTTCTTAGCAAAGTAGCGGGAGCCGTATTCGCTGTAAGGGAGAAACCCCTTTGCTCCAACAGTATCAATGCCCCACCCCGACCGTGGACAATGCCTCCTTGGTCGTCTCATGTAACCCTCGTAGGAGTTCACAAGCTGGCTGGTGTTGATCCAATCAAGACACCGCTTCTGATCTGGGTTCCCAGCTTCCGACCCAAACAACCAATCACAAACTTGGTTCCAGCAGCCATCCCGCTGTTCCTGTAGCCCGTAGCTGTAGGCGCAGTCACCGTTGAGTGGCTTCATCATGTAGCAATCAGCGTCCACCCACCAGCCGCCCTCCTCGTAGAGCTTCTTGTTGCGGACAATATCTGTCTTTCCAACCAGCGTCATTTTCTCTGGGGCGATCCTGTTCACCTCTTCACCATCATACACCCTAACATCGTAATCAGGCATGACCCGCTTCACCGAATCCAGACACTCCTGTATCCCCGGCAGCATAGGCCCATCCCAAACTTGATGAATGATTTTAGGTATCAACACTCAAAGTCTCCTCGTTCCAACTGTTCACCAACCTAGGGGTATTTAATTGCTCCTCAATATCAGCGGCCAGCATAGCGTCCCACTTGTTAATTCTGCGGTACGCCTCGGACATCTTCTCTATTTCATCAGCAGTATAGTCGCCTATAGGTTTCTGTTCCCCGGTTATCTGGACAGTCTCACTAACGTAAGAAGCCGCTTCGCCTTTTGTTGCCCGCAAGTGGAACAGCCATTGGCAGATGTTGTCATCATTACAACTCATCGCTGGACGCCTTTGAACCCATTCGTATGTTATGTCAGGAGATGGCATCTTTGATTTTAATTAAACGCTCTACTTTTGCGATTAGCTCCTGTTGCTCGGCATATCCAGACACCTCCCAAGCATCCGCGTAAAGATCATCCTCTTGCCCTTCAGCCCAAAGGGTCTTGTCTGCTGGCAATTCATCGCCAAGCGCAAACTTAACAACCTTCCCAACCTCTATGTCGCCACCAATAACCTTGTGCTTAATGTAAACAGAAACCACCCCTTCCGCGTCATCCACCGTTATGCTGTCGTTGGTTTTCGCAAACTGCATTGAATGGTATTCCAAGTTAGGAGGCAAGGCTCCCGCACTATTGAGCAACGCCCAATCTTCGTTAGCCTCAACTTCAGCTAGGAGTGAATCCCGAAGAGGTATCAACTTATCTTTACTAGAATTTACAATTACCATTTAGCTTCCCCCTCCACCGCAACTTAATGTTATGGATACCGTATCCAATGTTTGGTTATCCCAGTCCCGGTAGTTAATAGTGAAACCACATCCGCTACTGGAGTAAGTTGTATTGTTGACGAACTCAAGATGCTTTAGCTTACATTTTTTAACCGGGTCGCCGCTGGTTCCCTCGTCCGATACTATTATAAAATCATCTTCATGCGGGGTGGTCAACTCTACAAGAGCATTCACCATTGAATCAGACCCAGCCGTATCCAAATTAACTGTCGCATCGTCGCTGGTTCCGCCAGAAACGCTGATTCCTGTACCACCAATGACACTCGTTATATCCCCGCTACCACCGCCACCGCTTTGATCCACCCAATGTACCGCATTAGAACCGTTGGTGCTTAACACTTGGCCGTTGGTTCCGTAGTCGCCACCGTCATCCTTTATGCCACCGTTGGCGGCGATGTAGCTGCTAAACGTACCAGTAGAAGCCGTGATGTTTCTAGCCGAAAGAACATCCCGTGGGGAAACGTCTTCGCAGGTAATGTCGTCTAATGCAGAAGCACCAGTTACTTTAAGCGTTCCATTTACATACAGCTTGTAAGTACCCGGCGCA